CTGTACCTTGAAATGGTATGCTACCATACGACATTTCAAATTTTTTCTGTGCTGACCACTCATAATCAAATGCTCTTTGTGACCACATCAGGTTAAAGTTTTCTGTTTCTACACCAAGTAAGACATGGAACTCATGTGATAAATCAACACGACCAATCTTACCAGTTTTAATTTTCCATAGTTCATTCCATTTACCAGACATAAGTGTAACCATATCAGAACCTCTGATATAATCCTCTTTATGTGGCGAAAGACGTAGTTCTACTGCCATTGCAACCTCCATTTCTTGCTATCAGCATAACATATTTATTTAATTATATCAAGTATTTAGATATAATCTTTATGGGTAGATGACATTCCTGCAGGTTGCAGGTTGTCGTTTTTATCAGGCACAAATAATATTGACTGATAAAAATCATAGTAACTATTTAATTTTACATATCCGTATCTGTCACGATCAGATACTTCTACTGGTACATCTTCAAATCTTTCTTCCATATCATAATCCTTTCGCTGATATTAATTGTTGTGATACTGACTCCACCAATGACTTACGATAGTAAAGTAATGGCTGAACAAATTCATAGATCTCTGCCAGTGATGGGAAAAACTTACTCTTCAAACATATCTCATTACAAGCATACTTAAGTATGTCGGCAGGTATGTGTGACAGCTTACCTGCGTAGACACGAGCTTTGAGTGCCATGTCTTTTTCTGTAAGTGCTGATTGCTTGGTTGTGCATACCATCACTTCTATGATCCACTCTTCAATCTTCTTTGGGTCTGCAACTGTCATAGCATTTTGCATCAAAGCAATGATTGAACTTTCTCTTTGAATGTATTGATTGCCTACGTCTGATATGTGCGGCATCTCCCATCTAAAGAATATGTATTGATTATTTACTCGTTCATTTATCTTGCAGTTCAGTAAGGACTCGATAGTAGAACGAATTGTCTTGGTGTACTCGTTTGGTTTTGCTGAGTGTAGTTGTGCGATTTCGTTTCCTTTGTAGTTGTCTTTCACACCATTTGCAATACTCAGTATCCCATTCTTTTCGTTGGTATTTATTTTTAATGTAGAAATGTTTAAAGAATTTTGTTTCTCTGTCATGGTTAACCTCCTTATATTTGTCCATAATTTCTTGGCTTGGTTGCCAATCTTTATCTAAGTGGTACATTGTATTTACTCCAATGTTCATTCCAAAGTTCTACTGCAATATCATTACATAGATCTTTTTCTGATTGAAACTTTGGTTTCATTTTGTAGTTGATGAATCTTTGTATCTGTGACACATCATCTGCAATATCAATTTGATGTTCAAGTCCATCAAGTTGTACTACACGATCATAATAATCTTGTAGTTGTTTCTTAACATTACCCATCTTTACCTCCTTTGATGCTAAGTTGTATTTCTGCTATACGAGTTGGTGTTACAATTTCATCATTGCATACTTTACAACAATAACCTTCGTCCGTAATTGGTGAAGGGTTGTGACCACCATGCCATATAATATGTCCATATTTATCTCTATCAGGTTCGATAAAGTCATGACATATTACACATTTCATTTGCCAATTCATTTGATTAACTCCTCTATTATTTTATCAGGAATTATAGCAACCCATCTTGGATCACCAGTTTTACGTTTATACAAAGCAATATCTTTTCCTTGTAACACTTTGAATACACTGGGAAATTTATCTACTGCTCTGTACTTTACTTCAATAACATATTCTTTATCATTGATTGTAAGTTTTAAATCACCAGTATGTTCACCACCAAGACTACCTGATAGCGGCACTTTTTTACAAGGTAACTTCCAAGAACTAAATAATTTTACAAACCAATTTTCATGATAGTTACCTTTGATTTTACTTTTCGAGGGCATTTCTACATTTTTCCTTTATACTTACCAACCTAGTATGAGTATCAGTACCTATATCTTTATCTTCATTATAAAATTTTTCTAATAAAAATTTCATACTTACTTCAATCATTACTAAATCTTTTTTAGTAAATAAATCTTTGATTTGAGGATCAATAGCATTTTTTACCTCTTGCATAGTCATAAATTTTTGCATCAAAATTCTCCATCATCTGTTGATACTGTTAGGTAAACCTGCAATGTTTCACACCAACATAACAAGTTAAATAGTCTAGGTTCAACAATCATACGTTCCCATTGACCTAGTAGTTTTGTTTCAATACCTATCTCCAAAGCTATGTACTCTTGCGAAAGTTTACGTTGCTTTCGCAGTTGTACTAGCTTTGTTATTATAGATTTGTATTGATACTTTACTGTGTTTTTCACAAGACTAACTAAAGTTCATGTGTTTGATACTGCTATCATTGAGAACTTCTTCAATGATATCTGACATTTGTAGATCAGGGTGATGTTGCTCCCATATTTTTGTAGTCTTGACAGTCATCTTGTTTATCCAAACCTCACGGTTTTCATTGCCATATGGTTTAGCTACATCACATAAATGTTCAAACATTTCTCTGTGATCAGATGGGTGTGCAATCCGTGCATAGGTCGTACAGATTGCAAGTTCTTTTGTAGTGTATGTAATCAACGTAACCTCCATTAGTTGAGTATTGAGTCTTTACTATTCATATAGCTTACCATCTTACTATTACGTTCTACAATAGTTTTGTTGGTGCTACTGACATTTACTGGGTGTGAAATCCAATGTGTTACTGCATTATATAATGCCCATTTGTTCTTACCAAGATTGTATTGATAATCACCCCAGTGCTGTTGCAGCTTTGCATACTGTGTTTCATTACGATACTTACCATCAATAGTAGGTTTTGCTGTATAAGTAAGTTTTGAAAACATATCGTCTGCATCTTGTGTACTAACTGGTGTGTTGTACCAATCACGATATCTTTGTTCGTTACTACGAAATAGATCTACTGATTGTTTTAGATGTTCAAAGTTATATTTGAAATGACCATTATGTTTGAGCCTGAAGTTAGCAACCTTATCAGGTGTTGTGCATTTGTTGTGACAAAACATACGAAGTCCATCAGCTTGTATCATGACAGACCAGACACCATTGTATGAGTTACGAACTGATATTTGAAATGCAACATAGTCTTGTAATGCAGGATCATCAAAGCATATCTCTTTGAATATCAACCGTGTGTCCATCATAGCACCATTGTCTAACATATTTATCTGTGTAACATATGGTGTTTTGAGTGTTTCTGCTATGTCAATGATAGGATCAAGCACTTCTTGATGAGTTACTGGTTTGTACGATATTGAATGACTGCCAAGATATTCCATTGTATCTTTACGAACAATCATCATCTTATCAGGACATTTGACTAGTCTTGTTTCACAGTCATGGTCGTATGTACCTGCCATTGATATAGTATCAATAGGAAACTTATAGTCACCATGTTTGTCTACGAGTTTTGCGAGTTGTGTCATATGGTTCATGTTTACCTCCGTGTTAAACCATTGGGTTGAATGCTACTAGACAAAAGATCATAGTAACAAATGAAATGATACAGAATATAATCCATATCAAATATATTAAGAAGAAGTTATCCATTGTCTTTTGTCACACTTCTTCTTGTGTGATACCAACCATAGTTCAAAGTAGCTAGGCTGATAGTATATGCTATTATAAATGTATAGATGTATGGGTCTGCACCTGACCATTCATAAGCATAGATAATTGAAAGTACAGTGCCAACTGTACCGAGTATAATACAAATTATATAAATCATTTTGAATCTCCAATTCAAAGTTATGGTGTAATTTTACTTGGCTTTGCTATTACACGCTAGAGTTGACCATCACATACTAAGGGTGGGTGGGTGGGTCTTAATTAAAATAGTAACAGATGTTATAGTATGTGATAGATATATATATAGAAAAGTCTTGTTTGCTTACTTTTAAAAGTAAGTCGGTTTGGTTCTTTGGCGAGTCAAAGAACAGAAAAAAACCCCAAAGAGTAAAAACTCTTTGAGGTTATGGGGAATGTTTATCTAGCTTTCATTCTAGCTTTCATTTCAGCTTTAATGTCCTTAGAATTAGAAAGAACTTTATTACCTCTTGTCTTTTCTTTATGATCTGCAAACCATTTTTGACCAAAGTCAGGGGTAGATTTGCCATCATTCCAAGTCCAACCAGTATAGACATTGAACATATCTTGCATAAGATCAAAAAGTATATAACCATTATGTAAAGATGCTTCAGCTTTTACTATAGCATTTGGTTTTACATCTTCAGATGAATTTTCTACGACTTGTCTTTCAACAAATTCTTTTTCAAGATCTGCTAAGTATTTAGTTTTAGATGCTAAACTCCAAGCGATTTGATTAACTATTCCACCAATAAGGAAAACAGCATCTTTATTGTAGGAATAATTAGTTTCACCTGACATTTTTGTACGTTGTTCGATTGGTTCGAACTGACGAACATCAAGTTGATCGAATAGATTATCTGTGATTTCTTTGATAAGTGCGTTTGTATTTTTTGTCTTAGTCATGTTAAACTCCATTTATATTTAGTTAAGTGATAGCAGGGTCTTGTAGCATACTCATAGGAAAGAAAGTCAAACAAACTCAGGTGTTAGGTTTCATTAGTGCTTGGCATGACACATAAACCCCAACCCACCAAAGGTGTGTCATACCCAAGCATTTAGGAAACATTACCCACTTCCTTAGTTTGTTTGAGCTACAGCCTACACACCTACAGCAAGACAGATAGACTTTCTTGACGAGTATGCGAAAAGAGAATGCCACTTAACTAAATATAAATGACAGAGTTTATAAATGACTTACCAAGACAAAAAATACAAATGTACTTATCTCTTTGTGCTGTGTGTAATGTGTAACTTGTTGATATCATTGAGGATATAAAATGACCTTGACAAGTGTTTTTATAGTGTTTTAAAAAAGGGGGTAAGGGGGATTGTCTTGTTAGATAAGCTACGAATAACGAAGAAACAGAAGCTATTAGTTGATACGATAGTAGCAAATGGTTGCAGTGTAAAAAAAGCTAGTGAGATCGCAGGATATGCAAAGGGTGAATCTGGAAGAGTGACAGCCAGTAAGACTTTGAGGTTGCCACATATACAAGAGTATATGCAACAAAGGGTAAGAGAGAGTATTGGATTGAATGCTACGAAAGCCTCTAATAAGATGCTAGAGCTAAGTCAAACAGCTAAGAGTGAGTATGTACAGCTTGAAGCCAGTAAAGACATACTGGATAGAGCAGGGTATAAGCCTATAGAGAAGTCCATGAATTTAGTTGCAGGTACAATACAAGTTAGTATAGACTTGACGTAAGCATATGTGTAGAGCTACAAGTATATATGCAAAGAGAGATATAGTAGGGGTGGGGTAAAAAAGTGTGCAGGTGCTACTACAACATCACTCTTACAAACATTAATAGCTAAAAAGGTTCGATATGGCAAAGACACCTGCATGGCAAAGAAAAGAAGGACAAAATCCCAAAGGTGGATTAAATGCTAGGGGTCGTGCCAGTTATAAAAGACAAACTGGTGGCACATTAAAAGCACCAGTTAAGAGTGGTGACAATCCCAGACGAGCAAGTTTCTTAGCTAGAATGGGTAACATGAAAGGACCTGAAAGAGATGCTAAAGGCAAACCTACTAGATTATTATTATCGCTTCGTGCATGGGGTGCTTCGAGCAAAGCAGATGCTCGTGCAAAGGCTAGAGCAATTACTAAACGAAATAAGGCAAAAAAGAAATAAGTATGAGTTTATTAAGATTCAATCAGCAAAGGAGAAAACAATGCCCTATCACACAATGAAGAAATCCCCAATGAAAAAGAAAGCTAATGGTGGTGGTCTTACCAAGAAACAAAAGACTTTACCAAAACAGCTTCAGCAAAAAATTATGAAAGCTAAAAAGAAAAAGTAATGGCAAAGAGTAGAGTCAACGAAGCAGGTAACTATACCAAACCCACTATGAGGAAAGCATTGTTCAATAGGATCAAAGCAGGTACGAAAGGTGGGAAGGCAGGACAGTGGTCTGCTCGTAAGGCACAGATGTTAGCCAAACAATATAAAGCAAAAGGTGGAGGCTATAGATGAAGAAGGCACTTACTACTAGACAGAAAGAAGCTCTTAAGAAACATAGCAAACA